GTGTGCTCCAGTTGGCCGCCAAGGCGCAGGAGGAAGCTGAGTCTCCTGACCACCTCGTACGCCGACCCGCCAGGGTGATGCTGCTCGCTCTGGAGCCCGTCCTCCAGCATCTTGCCCTGGCGCACGCAGACCACCCCGACTACCGCGAGGAGTGGCGGCCGTGACCGAGCCGTACCCGTACCCCGTCATCCGCCACCGCTGCACCGACGTGGTCGACGGTCGGGAGCAAAGCATCATCGTGGACCTGAAGCGCGAGGTCTGGGACACGGCAACGCCTCAGTGGCGCGACGAGTACCTGGACTCCGTCCGCGACCGCTTCGCCGCCTGGCTGCGCACCGAGTTCGGGATCGAGTTGCCGGACGAGCGGCTGGCTGGACTGCCGGTGATCATTGAGCCGCCTGACCCCGAGCGGTTCGACCACGCCACCATGACGGAGAGTCCGGAGGAAGCTCTCGCCCGCTGGACAGAGAGGACGTAGAGCTGCGCGACCGCCGAATTACCTGATCAGGGAAAGTGGAGATCGCCCAGCGTGGGCAGGACGGGAACAGACGCCCACCCGGGGCCGTGCACCGACTCGCCCGCATCCGCGCGTGCGACCCGCACGAAAGCAGACCCATGCCCGCCTGGACCCTGCACGAGGGCGACGCCCTCACACTCCTCCCGACCCTGACCGACCCCGTCGACACCGTCATCTGCGACCCGCCATACAACTCCGGCGGCCGCACCATGACCGAGCGCACCAGCAAGACCGCCCGCCAGAAGTACCTCACCGAGGGCGGCCGGCACCACGGCTTCGACCTCGGCGACTTCACCGGCGACAACCGCGACCAGCGCAGCTACCTCGCCTGGCTCTCCCTCATCCTCGCCCAGTGCCACCGCCTCACCCGCCCCGGCGGAGCAGCCCTCGTCTTCACCGACTGGCGACAGCTCCCCACCACAACGGACGCCCTGCAGGCCGCCGGCTTCACCTGGCGCGGCATCGCCGTCTGGCACAAGCCGACTGCCCGCCCGCAGCCCGGCCGCCTCCGCCAGGACTGCGAGTTCATCGTCTGGGGCAGCAACGGCGCGATGATCCCCGGCAACGAACCCGTCTACCTGCCCGGGCACTTCACCGGCAGTCAGCCCCGGGGCAACAACCGCCAGCACATCACGCAGAAGCCCGAGGAGGTCATGCGCGAGCTGGTGCGCATCGTCCCCGCCGGCGGCACTGTGCTCGACCCGTTCACCGGCTCCGGCACCACCGGCGTGGCGGCGCTGCTGGAGGGCCGACGGTTCGTCGGGATCGAACAGTCCGCGTCGTACGCCCGCACCGCCCGGGCCCGGCTCGCAGCGGCCGCATCAACGCTCGCTCTGTGATCTGCTCCCCGCTGTCACACCCGGGCGGCAAACTAGCGCCATGGGCATCAACTGGGGTGACGCACCCACCTGGATAGCCGGAACCTTCGCTGGCGCTGCCGCGATCTACGCCCGCGGGATGCTGAAGAGCCAGCAGAAACAGATCGCCGAGCAGCGTGCCTTCATCGCGGAGCAGTCGGCGAATCTCGTCTTGGAGCGCGAAGCCCTGAAAGCGCAGGCGGAGGAGCGGCGGTACTCCCAGGCGCGGCAGATTGAAGCGATGCGCTTTCAGAACACCCTGCGGGTGTCGAACCTGAGTGACGCTCCAATCACGAACGCGGAGGTCCAGTTCGGCGACCGATACGCGGGCAGGGCACACCGTTTGGTCCCGACTGGCTCCGGCATCAATCACGAGGCAAGGGGCGGGCAGCTCGACATCCCCGTCGAGATTCTCGGTCCGGGGCGCACTTGCGCCTTCGTCGACAGCTGGGACCGGCGGACCGAGGAATTGGCGGTGCTCTTCTTCACCGACGCGGACGGCAACCGGTGGCAGCTGGACCAGAACGGCAAGCTAGACCCTGCGTAGGCTGGCTGAGCGCCGGACGCTGAGCCTCACGGGCCGGCCACACAGCACACCCCATGAAACGTACTTGCTTTCCGGTGATCAATCCAGCATCCTGTCCCCAAGTCCGGCGTGCCCGGACATAAATCGGTAGGCCCACCAATGCGTGGGCCTTCACTGTTTCCCCACAAAGCCCGCCCTCCGCGTGCCACGATGCCCTCCACCACCCAAGGGGGCTCACCATGATCGAAGTGTCCGGCCAGGGCGGACAGATCGTCTTCGACGGCCAGTACGTCACCATCACCCGCAAGGGATTCCTCGCCCGCGCCACCCACGGCAAAGGCGAAAAGCGCCTGCACATCAGCCAGATCAGCGCCGTGCAATGGAAGCCCGCCGGCGCCATGGTCAACGGCTTCATCCAGTTCACCGTCCCCGGCGGCAACGAGGTCCGCGGCCGACTCGGCAGCCAGACCTCGAACGCGGCCAAGGACGAGAACTCGGTGATCTTCACCAAGCAGCAGCAGCCCGAGTTCGAGAAGCTCCGGGCTGTGCTCGATCAGGCGATCACCGCGCAGCACGCGCCGCAGCAGGCGGCCGCGGCCGCCCCGGTGTCGGTCGCCGACGAACTGTCGAAGCTCGGCACCTTGCTCCAGCAGGGCCTCATCACCCAGCAGGAGTTCGAGCAGCAGAAGACCCGCCTCCTGGGCGGGTAGCACCAGAGACCAGGCCCGGCCGTTCCGTGCTCCGGCGGCCGGGCCTCTGCATGCCCGGAGGTCACCGATGGCCACAAAGGGACCGGTCACCGACGAGGAGCGAGCCGAGATCCGGCGCCTGCACGCTGAGGGCAAGGGCCGCAACGAGATCGCCAAGGCGCTCGGCCGCGGTGGCCGGACGATCAGCGTCCAGGCGGAGAAGCTCGGGCTCACCTTCGACCGGGCCGCCGAGGTCCGTGCCGCCACCGAAGTCCGGGAGGCCGACCTCGCCGCCCTGCGCGCCCAGCTCGCCCTGGACCTCACGCACGACGCGATGAAGCTGCGCGAGCAGCTGTGGAAGCCGACCCTGGTCTACAACTTCGGCGGCAAGGACAACACCTTCGAGAAGCGCACGGTTCCTGAGGCTCCGGCCGATGTGAAACGGACGCTCATGTCCGCCGTGGGCATCGCCGTCGATCGGTCGTTGAAGCTCACGCCGCCGAAGGACGAGACCGGCAACGAGGAGGGCATCGCCCTCATCACTCAGCTGATGTCCGGACTGACCGCGGTCTACAAGGCCCAGCAGCAGGACCAGGAGGCCGACGAGGGGGCGTGATGCTCCAAAACGTCAGCCTGCCCCTCTCCCGCAAGCAAATCGCATCGATCGTCGAGGCAACGGCCCGCATCAACATCTGGCACGGAGCGATCAGATCGGGCAAGACGATCGCCTCATTGATCGCCTTCCTGGCAGCCGTGGCCACCGCGCCCCGGGCCGGCCTGATCCTCGTCACCGGCCGCACTCTGGCCGGAACATCCTCGAACCGCTCACCGATCCGGGCCTCTTCGGGGCCCTGTCACACCTCGTGATCTGGACGCCCGGAGCGAAAACAGCCGTGATTCTCGGCCGCACGGTGCACCTCATCGGCGCGAATGACCGCCGCTCGGAGGCGAAGATCCGAGGCGCGACCGTTTCCCTCGTCTACTGCGACGAGGTGTCGCTGCTCCCGAAGGACTTCTTCCGCCAGCTCCTCGGACGTCTCTCGGTCAAGGGCGCCCGCCTGCTGGGCACCACCAATCCAGACAATCCGGGTCACTGGCTGAAGAAGGAGTTCATCGACCGCCAGGGGGAGCTCGACCTTCGCTCCTGGCACTTCAACCTCGACGACAACCCCAGCCTCGACGCGGACTATGTGGCGTCGCTGAAGCGTGAGTACGTCGGCCTCTGGTACCGGCGTTTCATCCTCGGCGCCTGGGTTCAGTCCGAGGGCGCCGTCTACGAGGCATTCGACCCGACGCTCCACGTCGTCAAGGAGCTGCCGCGCATCGAGCGCTGGCTCGCCGACGGCATCGACTACGGCACGGTCAACCCTTTCGCGGACGTCCTCCTGGGCCTCGGCGCCGATCACCGCCTGTACCTGGTGTCGGAGTACCGGCACGACTCCCGAATGCAGCGCCGGCAGATGACGGACGCCGAGTACAGCAGGGCACGGCGTAGCTGGCTGGAGAAGGTGAAGCACCCCCACTCGACCGCGGTAGGTGTGGCCCCGGAATGGACGGTCGTCGACCCGTCAGCCAGCTCGTTCATCGAGCAGCTGCACCGCGACGGGGTGAACGGCGTGACACCCGCCGACAACTCGGTCCTCGATGGGATCCGCACCGTGTCCTCCCTGCTTGGCACCGGCTCCCTCCTCTTCCACGAATCGGTGACCGGCCTGATCGACGAAATGCCGGGCTACTCGTGGGACGACACAGCCGCCGAGGCCGGCGAGGACAAGCCGATCAAGGAAAACGACCACTCCGTAGACGCGATGCGGTACGCAGTACGCACCACGGAGGCCCTCTGGCGCCCATACATCCCGACCCGGCTGGAGGTCGCCGCATGATGCCGACCGTCGACCAGGCCATCGCAAACGCGGCCCGCCTCCTGGAACGGGCCGAGATCGAACTGACCAACCTGCCGCTCATGGGACATCTCGACGGACTCGCCGCCTCCTGGCTCCAGATGGCCGCGCTGCTCATGGAGAAGGAGCGCACCTGATGGCAACGCTCAGCCCCCTGCCCGGCTTTCCTCGGTGGACCGGCATGAAGGGCACGACCACCGGCCCGCGCCACGACGTGGGCGGCCAGCTGATTGCCACCATCTCTGTCCGCCTGACCCGCCGCGCGCTCATGTGGTGCCGCTGGCGAATGCTCACGGGGAGGTGGAATCCCGATGCCGCTGCCCACCGCTAACGTCCCCTGGCCCCCAAGGCACCTGAAGCCGGCGCTGGACTCCATGAACTGCTGGGACGCCTGGTACGGCGGCGACCCCGACCGCCTCACCGCCCTCTACGGCGGCGGATCGGCTGGCCCGGACCCCAAGCCGATCCAGTACACCGACGGCCTCGCGGGGCGCATTGCCCGTTGGTGGTGGGGCTCCCCGCCGGCCCCGGGCGAACAGCGTACGAAGCTCCACGTTCCGCTGGCCGGGGACATCTGCGGCGGCTCCTCAGCCCTCCTCTTCTCCGAGGCCCCAACCTTCCGTGCCGAAGACGACCGGACCCAGAAGCGCCTCGACACTCTCGCGGACGACGGGATGCACGCCTCCCTGCAGACCGCTGCCGAGGTCGGCGCTGCTCTGGGCGGTGTCTACCTGCGGCCGGTCTACGACCCGCAACTGCGCGACGCACCATGGCTCGACGCCGTGCACGCCGATCGCGCGGTCCCGGAGTTCCGGTGGGGACAGCTCGCGGCCGTCACGTTCTGGCGGAAGCTGTCCGAGGACAACGGCATCGTCCTGCGCTGGCTGGAACGTCACGAGCCGGGCGTCATCCTGCACGGCCTGTACAGCGGCACCCCGGAAAAGCTCGGCAGAGCCGTCCCCCTCGAGGACCACCCGGTGACCGCTGGCTTCGCCCGGCTCGTCAACGACCGAGGCGCCATCCCCACCGAGTACAAGCGCCTGGACGTCTCGTACGTCCCGAACCTGAACGCCCGCCGGTGGCGCGGCATCCCTGCGCTGGCCGACCTCGGACGCTCGGACCTGGAGGCCACCGAGGGCTTCCTGGACTCCCTCGACGAGTCCTACTCCAGCTGGATGCGGGACGTCCGCCTCGCCAAGGGCCGCCTCGTCCTGCCGAACGCAATGCTTCAGTCCAACGGGCCCGGCCGGGGCGCCTCGTGGAACCCGGACCAAGAGATCTTCACCGGCATCGACATGCTGCCGCGCGCCGGCGACTCCAATCCGTTGACGATCGTCCAGTTCGCAATCCGCGTGCGCGAGCACGAGGACACCGTCAACCACTGGATCGACACCATCCTGCGCAGCGCGGGCTACAGCCCACAGACGTTCGGGCGGGGCGGCGACGTGGCCATCACGGCCACTGAGGTGACGGCGAAGGAGCGTCAGTCGATGACGACCCGCGGTAAGAAGGTCCTGCGCTGGCGGCCCGCACTGAGCGACGCCCTTGCTGCGCTCTTGGCCTGCGACCAGCGGGTCTTCGGCACCAACCTGACCGTGCAGCGACCCGTGGTCGAGTTCGGCGACTCCGTGAACGAAGACCCGTTGACCATGGCGAACACCCTGGAAACCCTCAGCCGTGCGGGCGCCATGTCCGTGCAGACCATGGTCGAGGCGCTGCACCCGGACTGGAGCGAAACGGATCGCGATGCGGAGGCGGAGCGGATCCTCACCGAGACCGGCCGGCGGATGCCGGATCCGATGCAGATGGGGGCTCTGGCCTGATGCCCGTTTCACCGGCGGATGCGGAAGATCTCGCCCGTGAGGTGAAAGGGCTGTACGAGAGCGCGGAGAGCGCGCTCCTGGAACGTCTAGCGGCAGCTCTTGAGGCGGATATTGATTCGCCTCGGTGGGCGGAGCTGAAGCTGGCGGCGGTGGGTGACCTGCGGAGGGCCGTCGAGACCATTTCGGCGGCCCTCCAGCAGGACTCCGATGGTGCGGTCGCCCGCGCGCTGATCACCGCGTACAACCGCGGCCGCCAGGCGGCCGTTGCCGAGATCGGCGCGCTCGACATTGGCCGGGAGCTGGTGGCCCGTGACGCCGTGCCAAACGCGCCAGCCGTGGACCGGCTCGCGGCCTCCATGGTCGCGGACATGCGCCCGCTGCATACCCGCATCACCCGGTCCGTCGTGGACGCCTACCAGCGCATCGTCGCCCGTGCCTCGAGCACAGTGCTCCTCGGCACGACGACCCGCCGGCAGGCATCCCAGCGAGCCCTGAACGAGCTGGCCGATCGCGGAATCAGCAGCTTTGTCGACCGGTCTGGCCGGTCCTGGAACATGGCCAGCTACGCCGAGATGGCGGTGCGGTCCGTGACCGCCCGGGCTGCGATCGAGGGCCATGTCGACGCCCTGGTCGAGATCGGGCAGACGCTGGTCATCGTCTCGGACGCCCCGCTGGAGTGCCCGCTCTGCGCCCCGTGGGAGGGGGAGGTCCTGGCCATCAACGGCCAGTCCGGGCCCCACACTCTGCGCCTGGAGCACGCCGCCCCGCCCGAGCAACCCCGTCGCGGCCTACTCCGCCGACGCGGCCCAGTGCCGACGGTGGCTGTGCACGTCGCCGGGTCACTGACGGAGGCCCGCGCAGCAGGTCTCTTCCACCCGAACTGCCGGCACTCGATCTCGATCTACCTGCCCGGTGTGACGACGCGGCCGGTGGCCCCGCCGACGCCGGGCACGACGTATGCCGACACCCAGCGTCAGCGGGCGATCGAGCGGCACATCCGCCGGTGGAAGCGGCGCCAGGCCGTGGCGATCAACGAAGCGGAGCGCCTGGCCGCCGGACGGAAAGTCCGGGCGTGGCAGGCGGCGCAGCGCGAGCACGTCGACGCGCACGACGCCCTCCGCCGG